GGTTCATAGACGCTGATACTTCAAGAGCTGTCTGCGTTGAATACATCCCAACATCAAGCAATTTCTTACCAAGGATTGCAAAACCAGCGAACTTAGCCAGTTTTCCAAACGCACTACCGATAGAGTTCGACTGTTCACGAACTTTGGCAGTGGCATTTTTCACTTGATCAGATGTTCCTTTGACCTGATTCTCGACTTCTTTCATCTTCTTCCTGAAAGGCGCTATCTCAGCGTCAATCATGACCTTCAATTCATCAAGAGTTGCCACTTACTTCCTCCTTCCTTTTACGATTATGTCTTTCTGCAAATTCACGCATCCGTTCCTTGTGCAACAAAAGCGCTTGTCTCTGTCGTTCCTGTTCTACCGCTTGCTGTTCTTCTACGAATAACTCAGGCGCATATTCCCAGAACTCAAAGACCTTGGCATCTTTAGACAACAATAAAGAAACGTGGTTGGATATCATCTGCGAAAGTCTATAAGAGTCAATAATCTTTTCTTTACGCTCTTGGATTTTGACACGGTTATAGCTTTCAATCATTTCTCTGATTTCAAGCACCGTCAAATCCCAAAAATCAAGAGGCTTGCCCCCGATGTCTAAAAACATAGGGTAAAGCCTCTCAATAATCTGCGTTACTGTTAAGATTACTCGACTACTGTCATTTTCTTCTTGTTCTTGGAAGTTTTCTTGTCCTTGCTTCCTCGTGGAGTAAAACCCGATACTTCAAAGAGCGGCATTAAAACCTCTGTCATGAAGGTTGTTTGGTCTCCACCATTGTCCACGTATTCATCGTATAGATCATAGACATCCTCAAGAGAATACCCATTCTCATACTTTTGCAAAGCTCCATGAATCAAGAGCAATACAACTTTCAAAGGAGGCAAAGGGAACTCTTCGCCAGCTTCAGGCATGAAGATTTTCAGTAAGTTCATGCCGATTTTTTCTTCAACTTTTGCTGCTTGATGAGATGAAAGTCGTAGTTTCAACTCTTTCTCATCGCTAATCTTCCAAATTGAGTAAGGTAACGCCATTTAATTAACCTCCAATTCCGTCTACAAATTCCAACTCTGACTGCAAAGCAATTTTAAGGGTGAACTCGATAACGGCATTGACACCGCCACCGCCAAGCTTAACAGATACTTGACCTTCAAAATGAACTTTAGTGTTGTCTGGGTAAGTTTGCTCAAAGAAAAGTTTTGTCTTGTTGTCTGCCGCGTTACGCAAAATACGATAAGGTGCGGTTGCGCTATCGTTCTTGTAAGAGAATTTGTATTCCAATTCCCCTGCATCACCGATACCGAACTCATACTTCTTAACTTTATCTTCAAGAGTAGTGTTCTCTACTTTTTCAGGCTCAATACCAAACTCTGGTACTTCTTTCAACCCAGCAAGTTTAGTATAAGTTCCTTTAGCTGTACCATAAGCTAACGTAATTCCATTTGCTAACATGTTTAATTCTCCATTCTAAATTGAAAAACAAGCTCTGAGTGTAAATCAACGACACCTTCAAAACGCATGACCTTATGTCTCAAATGAGACGGGTCGGGTACGTCTTGGCAGTCGGTTCTCCGCAAACCTAAAGACTCAAAAATCTGATTGATTTTAACAGCTAACTCACTAGTGCTGGCATCATCAAAGATATCCACCTTGTAGCGGATAGATGATTTTTGTTCCTTGTCGTCAAACCAATCACCCGGCTTGTTTTGTTCTTCCAAAAAAATAACGACTGGGAAATTCTCCCAATCGCTAGGATAAGTATCAGTCACATTATCTGCGACCTTTTGCAATTCTTTATAAATAACAGGCTTGATATTGATCATTATAATTGTTCTCTTATCTTTCTACGGACATAATTCGAAATATTCTTAGACACACGCTCTTGATTGTCTCTCAAAGCTGGATAAAGATAAGGCTGGGCAGGTTGACCATACATCTTGTAGAACTCCCCAATTTTTTGAAAATGGTAAGGTCCTACAATTGATTTGGTCTTCATGCACATACCAAGGATTAGACCTGTAAGATACGCTCACCTCTGGAGAGATACCAGAATGGCTAGCCTGACCCTTGGGTCCTGTTCCAAACTCTACATATGGCGCATAGTGTAGATTTGTGTAAACCTCGCCTATAGCCTTATCTCCGTCCATTTTAACCCTAGTCTTAATACTATTTCTAAGTTCTCCATTGTTGCCTGGTGCAAGTCTTTTAGCATCAGCTTGGACAACCTTTTTAGTAGCGTTGTGTACCGCACGTAAGACGATATCCTCACCAGCTTTTTTACTAGCCAATCGTCTACATTTAGCTATAAGCCTATCTGCCCCTAGTAGCTCTGACACGCTCTAACTCCAAAACTTGATGATATGTGTAGACCTTCTTAGAAATAACCTTGTGAGTCACTTCTGTCTGGCTATCTATACACACACCATCTTTCACTTTGATAGTAGCTGACTTGTTGGCATTTGCGTTCAAAATGTCGTTGACACGCTCGCCATACAGCTCAGATTGTAACTTGCTACTAGCTGGCCACAATTCAAGGCGGACTGCCTCAGATTCCTTGGCATATCCTTCTTTTGCGACACCTTCCTCTGTGACAGTCTTTTCAAACCGTCGCATTGGATAAGGTTTCAGTCTACTCTGCTTCAAAAACATGGCCTGCCACCCTTGCTAGTCTGTGCATGCGTATACGCTGTAGAAGGCCCGTAGACAGGCCGTTTTCTCCGTAGACTACTGCTATGCCACCTTCGGTTCTGGAACGTTCTCCTTCCGCTCCTGAACGGTTGTGTAGCTCGATAGCAACCTCAGGTATCAAAAGACTTAAAGCAGGTGTCAAAGATGTACGATTAGTCTCTGACAAGATAAGATTTGTAGCCCTCGTTTGGAGCAACATGAGAAGCTGAGTATCTTCTTCGCCTGTCATTTCCTTCAGCAACTCTATAGACATATCAATCCTCTTCTAAAAACTCAGGTTCAGGAAGGATTTCCTCAAGAACATCTGAGATAGAGACACCATTGCTTGCAAAATTCTCTACAAGCTCGGCATAGCGCTCCTCAGTAATTTCAAGTTCCTCGCCTGCCAGTCGTTTCACATTTGATTTCCAATCATAGAAATCTTGTTTGATTTTAAATTTCACTTTTTAAATCCTCCAATACCTCTACAATTTCGGCTTTTGTTAACTTATAGGCGCCAGCTATGCCAGCTTCTTTAGCTAGATTTTTCAACTCTTCTAGAGTCTTATTCTCTAAATCAGAATACTGGCTGGCCTGCTCCTCTTGGATATAATGACGTCGTAGCAATAAGCTCATATCGTCACCCCTTACTCACCGAATTTTACAACTCGTGTAGGGTCGTATAGGTAAACGCCATAGTGTTTATCACCAGTGATAACCGTTGTCTTTTTAAGGATGTCACGGTCTGTTTCGATAGCCACATCACGTTTTAGCATGATAACAAACGCACCGTATTTATTGGCATCGTCTGTCTGAGTTTGGCTAGGAGAAACTTTGACAAGGAAACCTTTACCTTCTTCAACTTTTTTAGAGCGGACGATTTGCACACCAGCAACTTCACCAAAGGTCCCAGAAACAACCATATTTGCTCCAAGCTCTGAACCTTTGATCCATTCTTTCGCTACTGCAGTTTTTAGCTTAGTAGCATCTTTAGGGTTGATGATAGCAACATACTGTGCATCTTCTTCATCCTCAAAAATATCAAGAGCCTTATCAATTGCCTCAAGAGTTGTTGGAGTTTCTGTAATATGTTGTGTTGCAGTTTTAGCTACTGCGACCAAATCATCATCAATCTTGTTAGCAATAGCCAAACCAAGCTGGTAAGTTGCTTGACCTAGTGGGTCGCCAAGACCTGACAAAAGAGCTTCATCGGTAATTTCATAACCTTTAGCAGCCTTTTTGATGGTCATAGTGGTCTTTTTAGTAGTCAATTGGTCTGGAGAAATAGCTTGACCTTCTCCAACCTCTGTCGCATCTCCTGCGTACTCCCATGCTGGAACTGTTAGAGTGTTCCCTGGTTGTCCTTGAAGTGCTGTCTCCACATAGGCAAGTGGAGTGAATTTAATCAATTTAGGTAGTTTAGCGGAAACCATGTCCGCCATTACTTCTGGGTTAACCATATTGGCTAATTTAGTTTGTCCTGCTGTCATTTATTTTAACCTTTCAATTTCTTATAGAGTTCTGGGTTCTTTTGATAGAGTTCATTTCGACTCTGATAACCCATACGAGCAAATTCTTCTTTTGTGATACCGTCACTATCGACTGGTGCTTGCTTCATTGGAGCTCCGCCTTTTAGCTTTTCTTGTACGCCTTTTTGTACGGCTTGCTCCCATGATTTCTGCAATACAGCAACAGACTGCGATACAGTCTCTGCGCTTGTCAAATCAACTACATTCACTAACTCAACAGGTAAGTCACGTTCACTTAGCATTGCTTTAGCTTCTGCGGTCAATTCCTTGCGAGCAATAGCCTTTTCACGGTCAGCTAGTTCTTGCTCACGCTGATCCAACTGATATTTCTGTTTCTCATCAGCGTTCATCTTAGCAAGCTTCTTCGCTTCGTTTTCCTTGGCCTCTTGCTCTGATTTCCACTTAGCAAACTTTTTATCGATGATAGCATCGACATCTGCGTCCGTGTACTTCTTCTCGTCTTGCGGTTGTGGTGCAGGTTCTGCAGGTACCTTTTGTTCTTCAACCGTTTCGACTGTTTGTGTTTCTTCGTTCATTGCGAACCTCCTATTTTTAAAGTCATCCCTGACTATATTTTCCATAGCTTTTAGTGTCATCAATGCTTGGACAATAGGAAAACCGCCTCGATTTCGATGCGGTTAGGGCATAATTAAATAAATAGTAGTCTAAAGGTTTCACGGCCTTTAGGTGTGATGAGTGTCTGTGTGCCAGACCATTGTGTTTTTTCGTTGAGTGTTTCCTTGACCTCAAACAAACCATCGTTTTTATTAGCTGTTGGTTGGAGCTTGCCTTTCTTATCTCGATAGATGTATTTTTTCTCCATCAAGAAGTCAATAAACTTACGTTCTTTGATTTTTAATTGTTTGGCTGTTTCTCTGAAGCTGGTCAGTAAGTTTCTATCTACTAGTTCATCGAAATAGTCTGCTTTTGGCTTCATTATGGTATTTTCAACGGAAAGTACAGCTTTTTCAGCTTCCAAGTTTTTAATGACTGCTTCTTTTTCTTTTAGTTGATTACCAGCCATAAGGAGCAAGTCTGCTAAGGCTTGTTTGTTGTGCGTGATATTATAAGCCACTTGGTCGGTCATATAAGCGCCATGCTTACGAATAGAGGGTAGCACTTCGCTAGTGACCCAATCAGCAAATTTCTCTGCTTCTGGTTTACGAGATTGAAAAACAAGTTTATAGAAATTCGCTTCGTTGATGAAGTTGGCTTGTTGGACCCCTCCATTTGTAAGGATGTCACTACTAGTTACACCCTTGGGATTAAGTCTTTCTAGTGTTTTTCGTGGGTTACTTAAATCCAGAATTTGGCAACAATCATTCAAATTAAAGAATGGCTCGCCTTTAATTTCAATCGTTCTTACTTCTCCGAATTGTTCATTTTTAAAAATTTGTAGTTCCATTTTTAGACCCCTTTCATATAATTATCAATAATCGTACGATGCTCATCTTTAAGACTATCCAGCCTGTACATGATAAGATTCAATACAGCGAATTGTG